TCAATAAGGAGGCCGATCAGATGGACACGTCTTTCAACAAGGTATCGAACGGCCTTAAAAAGGTGTTCTCAGCTGGGGATGATACAAAGAGACTAAAAGAAGGCTTAGCTGAGATAGATGCCGGCATGAGTGATATCATGCAAGCCGGACAGTTCCTCTCCGACACGTTCTCCAAGTTAGGTGACGCTTTCGGCAGCGATCTTATGTCCGGTATTGCCGAAGGCTTGAATGTGGCCATGGACGCGGTCAATTCCGCCATGGACGGGGCGAAAGCCGGTGCGATGTTCGGGCCGATCGGTGCGTCTGCCGGTGCCGCTATCGGGGTGGTCACATCCCTTGCCTCCTCTATCGCCAAGATCCATGACAAGAAGAACGAGAGTCGTATCCAGCGTTTGCAGGATCAGATCGACACGTTGGACAAGTCGTACGATAAGCTGGGCAGGTCCATCGAGAAAGCCTATTCCAAGGATGCCTCCAAGCTTATCGACCAGCAGAATAAGCTATTGGAACAGCAAAAAGTGCTTATCCAAAACCAGATCAAGGAGGAGGAGGACAAGAAGAAAACCGACAATGACCGTATCAAGGAGTGGCGGGACCAGATAGACGAGATCAATAACACCATAGCGGATAACAAGGAGGCCGGCAAGGACGCCATTTTCGGTAGTGACATAAAATCGGCGATCGACGATTTCGCCAACGCTTACGCTGACGCGTGGGCCGCCGGGGAGGACAAGGCGCAATCGGCCAAGGATCTCGTGAGGAAGATGATAAGGAACATGGTGACGGAGTCGATCAAGGCGGCAGCGTCCGATCCCATGAAAGCCATACGAGAGAAATTGCTCGAGTTCTGGTCCGACGATTATATCAGCGACTGGGAACAGGATTATCTGGATCGGAAGGCGCAGGAGCTGGCCGATGACCTCGACCGTAAGTTTGGTTGGGCCGACAAATATTTCAATACCGGTAACGCGGTAGAGGAGGAGGACGGGCGTACGGCCTCGTCCAAGGGCGTTGGTTCCATCTCTCAGGACTCTGCGGACGTCATAGACGGTAAGATGTCGACCCAACTTATATTTTTAGATAGGACGTTGGTGCAAGTGACGGGTATAGCCGACCAGATGCGCTTAATCCACGACCTCCAGACAAGGGGCTGGAAGAACGTGGAGGCGATCAAGGACCTGTCCGGGAAGGTGTCGGAGAACACGGCCAAGGTAGCTGAGATCTCCGGACGTATAGAGGCCCTATCCGAGAAGATAGAGGCCAATACCAAGTCGGCGGCCTCCGGTATAAAGACTATTAACGACAAGGGTATATTAATGAGATCAAGATAATGATGGAGACGGTTAACGACATAATCAAATCGGCCCTCTCGCTCGGGGCGTGCAGTGGTTCTAACGGGGTGACGGACTGGAGAAGCCTCGTGTGGCTGTTCTTCAGCCCGCAGGGGCGTGAGTTTTGCGCGGAGAATGATTTCCCGTCGTTAGACATGTTCCGTGGCATGGCCGGTCACGTGATGCCCTACGGGGTGTACGTTGACTCCGGCCACGTGTACGTAACCAATCCCGGCAATATCGCCGTGATAGGTGATACGGATGCGGTGATAACGATAGACGATAACGAGCGTGTTCACAAGGTGATCCTCATGCACGGCGGCAAGGCTAGGGTCGTGGCGAGCGACTACGCCGTGATCCTGCTGGTGAATATCGGGGGAGAGGTTGAGATAGACAAGGATAATACCGTGGTGATCTTATGAGGGGTGAGTTATACATAGACGGCAAGGACGCCTACACCGATTTCGGCGTATGGATCACGGAGGGAGGTTACGACGGCCTTCTCCCGTTCCCCGAGCTGGTGGAACCGGATAGGAACGACTGGCCGGACGAGGACGGCATAGAGCCGGACTTGGAAAAGCCCACCTTGAAACCACGGGAGCTCAACATCACGTTCGTCCGCAGCGTGGACGGAAGATCCGCCGGCGCTCTCGTCGAGCACCTATCGAAGTCCGGGTATCACCTCTTCCGTATCCCCTCGCTGGGCAGGGAGTGGAGCTTGCGACTCATCCAGAGCCCGGCATATGAGGATTGGGACACGTTGGAGGCCTTCACGTTACGGTTCGCCGAGGATCAGCCCGTAAGACCCTCGTTCATGGCGATCCCGGAGGGTGGAGGCTGGTACGTCCCACTCTCCGAGTACGAGCTTGACGGCGTGCCCCTGGACCGGTACGGCGTGATGGTGACGGAGGGTCGTGACGAGATCATGAGATCCCCGACCGTGAAGACTAACCTGTCCCGTACGGTACTGGATGTTGACGGCAGGATCTACGATGCCGGCAAGGTGGTGTATAATAGCAAGGAGGTCACTCTTAAATGCTGTCTCATCGCCGGCTCAATGACGACATTCTGGAGTTGTTACGACGCCCTGTTGGATGCCTTGATCCAGCCGGGCGAGCGTTCGCTGTACGTGGATTACAACGTGGAGGAATACCCCTGCTACTACAAGAGGACATCCGGCTGGAGGCTTGAGAGCCTCCGTGGGCGTGTGGTGGTGACATTCAACCTCACGCTGGAGTTCACGGTGTTCCGGATGGATGGTATCGATTACCTGCTGGCTACCGAGGCCGGGGAACTGGTGGTCACGGAGGATGGGGAGTATTACATAGACTTGAACATATATGCCGATTAAGAAAAAGAAAATATCAGAACTCACGCTGGCTGACAGCCTTACCGGTCTGTACACGATCGGTTGCAAGATCATAGACGGCATACAAACCAGCGTGAAAGTGAGCCTCGAGATGATCCAGAAGGCTTACGGGGACATGCTTACGGAGATAAAGAACGCCCGTGACGCTACCAAGGCGGCCAATACGGCGGCCGCGTCCGCTAATATCGCCAAGAAGGGTGCCGAGGTCGCCACGGAGAAAGCGAACACGGCGGCAGAGAACGCCAAGTCGGTGTCTGACCACCCGGGCTATATCGGCGATGACTTCCATGTCTACACGTGGGATTACGCTACCGGGGCCTATATCAAGACGGACAGGATACTGAAACCGGAGGCGTTCACGATCTACAAGGTCTATAAATCGGTATCGGCCATGGAGTCCGACAAGGCAAACGTCCCGGAGGGGAAGTTCGTCATCATCAACACGGGTAGCGTGGAGGAAGAGGATACCGGAAAGCTGTATCTGAGGGCTACGACTATATCGTGGACGTTTCCGGTATGAGAGGATTCACAGGGAAGACCCCGCAATTCTCCATAGGCACCATAACGGCGGGAACGTATCCTTCCGTCTCGTTGTCCGACGGGGGCACGGACACATCCGGCAACCCCGTATACAGGATGAACTTCGTGTTGCAGAGAGGCCCTAGGGGATTCTCTCCCAAGATATCGATCGGCAAGGTGACGACCGGTCTCCCGGGAACGGTGGCCCAAGCCACGATAACCGAGAAGGGAGAGACCGAGGAAGGGGTCCCATTGGCAGAGCTAGACCTTACCATCCCGCAAGGACAGGACGGATCGGTAGTCGGCGTATACAAGACAAGGGAGATCGACCATGTCCCGGGGGCTAACGACGTGACCTACGAGGAGGGCGGTGAGACCAAGAGCTACCCTATAGGCGGTGAGGTCTATCTAAGGGAGGCTCCCGGCGACGTTACGTTCTACAAGCTCCACGACATAGTGGAGGGTAAGGCCATATGGGAGGAGTCTTCCGGAGCCGCCTTGCCGGGGAACATTTACTTGACCGGGGCGAATTACTACAATGAATCAGTAACAATAATAGATAAAGGGATATTATCATGAGCAAGAGAGGAGCTTACGTATACCAACAGATAGAGCAGTCCACCGCCGAGTGGACGGCTGACAGCACCATATACCCGCCGTCGCTATGGCTTTTCGAGCGGTTGGCGAACGGCAATTTAAACATGAAGTTCTCGGACGGTGTCCATACGTACGCCGATCTTCCGTTGATGATGCAAGAGATCAAGGTGAGGATAAAGACTAACACGGACACGGAATACGTCTTGGAGATAACCTCCGCTGAGGGAACCATAACCACGCCTAACTTGCGTGACCATTACGACGATACGGATATCCGGAATCTGGTCACCGGTCTAAGGACAGACGTTGATAAGCTAAAACCCGTTGTCACCTCCACCCCGTCTAGCGGCCAGATAACCATAACGCCGGACAAGGCCAAAAACGAAGATCCGGACGTGTCGATAACGCTGGAGACCAAGGGGGACAAGGATAAGTCGCTGATGGCTGATGGCAAGTACCGCAAGCTGCCCGTGTACGGGAGGAACCTGTTGCTGGGATCGGGGAAGGAGGTAAGTAATTCGGCATATAATATAGCTAATTATTGGTTAGCGGAACAGATACCAGAGGGAACTCAAGTCACGTTGACTATTTGGGGAGAACTGGGTGAAAATGCCGTTTATTTTACGGTATATAACTCAAGTGGTTCGGTTGGGTCTATGGCTAATCTTAAAGATTTTGTTGACGGTAAATCAAGCGCTACCTTTAAATGGATGACAAAGTATGGGGGTAATATCTCGGCTAATACTTATTTAAAAATATATGTGGAAGGAACAGATGTAAATCCGTCTACCTCCACCATCCACAAGATCAAGCTCGAGTACGGCGACATCTCCACCGAGTGGACCCCCGCTTGGGAGGACATCCCGGATATAGAGGAGCGGTACGCCTACGGTGTAGAGTGGGACATGGCATCGTCAAGCCCGGACGGGAAGCGTGTGGGGAATATGCAACTGCATAGGGAGTTGCCGGTGCAGAGTAAGATAAGAGGGTGCGTGTTAGATAATAGCGGGGGAGTGAAAAAATATTTAGGAGCATCTTCTTGGTCACAAGAGGATATGTCTATAGATTATCTTTTAGAGGCTATAATGGCAGAAATGGATAGGTTTTGGATTCGTTTCTACATAAAAGGCCTTAAGTTTGGATGTATGATGTCTGATACTCCTATGCCCGGATATACCTATATTAATAAACGTTATATGAGTGCTTTCGAGGGAGGAATAGATAGGCCGTCGATGACTTTATTGTCTGCCTATGGAGTAGGTAGCACAAACGTAAATAGAAGAGGCGGCGACAACACCGCCGAATGGGACGGCACCTACCGTTCTTTGTTAGGCCGTCCCGTCACCAACCTCACCCGAGACCAATTCCGGCAAGCCGCGAGGAAACGTGGCAGTGGCTGGGAAATGTATACCTACAACGCCCACAAGACCCTGTTCTGGCTATTCGCCGTCGAGTACGCCACGCTGGACAGCCAGAAACCTTTCAACGCCCAGAAGGACGCTAACGGTTTCGCCCAAGGCGGCTTAGGTCCGGGACCTACTCAAATGACGGGTTGGACTAACTTTAATAACTATAATCCTCTTATCCCATGCGGCTATACCAACGAGTTCGGGAACGGCTCGGGAGAGAAGGCATATGTCGTGAAGAACGCTTCCGGCGGTACTCATGCCACATTGATGGCTAACAGGTATCGTGGTATAGAGAATCCGTTCGGTCATATCTGGAAATACACTGACGGGGCCAATATGCAGGTCACCACGGGCGATGCGGGATTATCCATATTATGGACTACCGATGACCCGTCGAATTTCAGCGACACCTCTTACACCGGTTATGACAAGAAAGGCAATATCTGC